GCAGTAAGTGATGCAGAAGCACTGCGTTCATGTGGTTTTTCCCGTGGTTGGTTGAATAGTCACGACAAAGATGATCTCAATGAACGAGCCTTGAAATTCAAAACAGACAATGTTTTGAAAGCACAGATCGAACTTGATGCAGCATTGCCAGACGCTGCAAAAGGTTTGGTTAAGTTATTGAAGTCTCAAAGTGAAAACATAAAGCTAAGAGCTCAGACCGAAATCATGGACCGGCGAATGGGTAAACCGGCTCAAATGATCAACCAAACTACTCGAGATGAAAGCGTTTCTACAGAAACAGATGAGGATGCGCTGTTCATGCTGCCGGCCAATGCGATCGCTGGCAGTTTCTATGACGTTTATCGGGATATTCATGCGCATAGGCATACTGAGTATGTTTTTAAAGGTGGGCGTGGATCCACAAAGTCCAGCTTCGCTTCTGAGGTCCTGGTTGAGCTGCTGATCAACAATCCGGAGTGGCACGCCCTCGTCACCCGGCAGGTAGCAAATACGTTGCGGGACTCAGTATATTCTCAGATTGTGTGGGCGATCAATTATTTGGGATTGTCTGAGAAGTTCAAGTGCACGACTTCACCGCTTGAGATCACCTACATCCCAACCGGTCAGAAGATCTACTTCCGGGGTGGCGATGATCCGCTCAAGATCAAATCAATTAAGCCACGTTTCGGATACATTAATATCCTGTGGTTTGAAGAGCTGGACCAGTTCCGGGGATCCCGGGCGGTCCGGTCGATCGTGCAATCTGCTCTCAGGGGTGGGGACCAGGCGTATATCTTCAAGAGCTTCAACCCACCGCGGTCCAGGAATAACTGGGTTAACAAAGAGCTGGATATCCCGAAAGATAATCGTTATGTGCATGAGAGCGATTACCGTTCGGTGCCAAAAGAGTGGTTGGGGCAGGCCTTCCTGGATGAAGCAGAATTTCTCAAAGAAGCAAATCCAGGCGCTTACAATCACGAATATTTGGGTGAAGCGACCACAGCCGGCGGCCTGGTATTTGAAAATGTGGAATGCCGGAAGATCACGGATGAAGAGATCTATGGCGAAGATGACGGCCGTGGCCACAAAATTGGCGGCTTTGACCGGATCCTCAACGGCCTGGACTGGGGTTACTTCCCGGATCCTGCCCAATATAACAAGATGCACTATGACGCTGCCCGGATGACGCTCTACATCTTCGGGGAATACCGGGGTTTCAAACACTCGAACCGTGAGCTTTATGACAAGATCATCGAAGCCGGCTATAAACCGGAGCAGCTGCTCATTCCGGATAGCGCCGAACCGAAGTCAATTGCTGACTTCAGGGCTTACGGCGCTCACGTCCGGGGGGCTGAGAAGGGGCCTGAATCGGTTCGCTACTCAATGAAGTGGCTGCAGTCGCTGGTGAAGATTGTGATTGATAACGAACGCTGTCCCTACACGGCTCAGGAATTCCTCAATTATGAGCATGAGATCAACAAAGATGGCGAGTATGTGAGCGAATACCCGGATAAGGACAACCATGCCATCGATGCGGTCCGGTATGCGACTAACCTCATCTGGCGGCGGAGAGGGCAGTAGGAGAGGGCAATCATGTTTACAAGAATACTGAGTTGGATCAGAGATTGGATTAAAAAGATGATTGGGAAACAGAATGTAAAACAGGCGTTGAATATTGACCTGGCGATCAGCTCAGACATGGCGGATGCGCTTGATCTATGGTCACGGATGTATGAGAACGATGCACCCTGGCTGAACAGCAGCGTTTACAGCTCGGGGCTTGAGGATGTCTATTCCATGGGTCTGGCTGCTGCCATTGCCGGCGAAGTTGCACGCTCGGTGACGATTGAAATGGAAGTTGAATTCAGCGGATCAGGTCGGGCAACCTATCTGGAAAGCGAATTCGAGTGTGTGATGGCAAAACTACGTCACCAGGTGGAATTTGGCTGCGCAAAGGGCGGTCTGGTTTTCAAGCCTTATGTAGATGGAGACCGGATCGCTATTGACTTTGTACAGGCGGATCAGTTCTATCCGGTGGCCTTTGATGGTGACGGCAATATCACAGCGATTGTGTTTGTGGACCAGCGGCGGCGGGGTGATGTGTGGTTTACCCGACTGGAATATCACAGCATGATGGATGAAGGCTGCTTGATCATCAACCAGGCGTACCGGAGTACCAATAAAGACACGCTGGGTCAGAAAGTCAGCCTTTCCAGCGTGGATGAATGGGCCATGATTGAAGAAGAAGCCCTGATCACCGGCATTGACCGGCCATTGTATGCTTATTTCCGCTATCCGTTGGCCAACAACATCGATACCAACTCTCCCCTGGGCGTTTCCTGCTACAGTCGGGCCACTGACCTGATCAAACAGGCCGATTTGCAGTGGTCCAACCTGCTGTGGGAGTTCGAAGCTGGCCAGATGGCACTTTTTGTGGATGAATTGGCTTTTGGGACAACCGATGACGGCAAGTCAAAGATGCCGCACAAGCGGCTTTATCGCTCTCTTGATACGGGCGGGGCAGCTGATGACCTGTTCAAGGAATGGGCGCCAACACTTCGAGAACAATCTCTGCTCAATGGCCTGGATGCGATCCTGAAGCGGGTTGAATACACCTGCGGCCTGGCCTATGGCACTTTGAGTGACCCCAACACAGTCGATAAGACAGCTACAGAGATCAAGATCAGCAAACAGCGGTCAGCAGCTACGATTACAGACACACAGAAGGCCCTGGAAGCGGCCTTAGAACAATTGATCTGGTCAATGGATGTGTGGGCTTCCCTGGAGAGTTTGGCACCGAGTGGGGTGTATGAGGTGGCCTATCACTGGGATGATTCGTTGATTATTGATTCAGAAACTCAACAGATGATGGACAACCGCTTGGTTGCTCAAGGAATTATGAGTAAGGTCGAGTTCCGAATGCGAAATATGGGTGAGACTGAAGAAATGGCGAAGGCAGCATTGGCATTAGTCGAAGCTGAACGGCAGCCGATGATCATTCCTGGTGAAGAATAAGAAAAAAATAAGAGAATAAATGCTCACTGCTGACGAATTCGATGTTCTCCCTCAACCGATACTGGCGCTTTATGAGCGGTTTCATCTCTCAATACTGAGGGATATTGCCAGGCGGATTGCCGGGTTGAGCTACACTTCAGCAGCATGGCAGGTTCAGCGAATCATTGAAGCAGGTTTACTATATGAGGAGGTGATCCAATCTCTGGCGGAACTGACCGGCCAGTCTGAAGCTGTTCTGTCTCAAATCTTTCGTACAGCCGGCGTAAAAGCGATCCGGTTTGACGATATGATCTATCGGGCAGCGGGTTTAGATCCGCTACCATTGAACCTATCTCCACAGGTAACAGATGCGCTGATTGTAGGCTTGCGGAAAACACAGGGGTTATTGCGCAACCTGACCCTGACCACGGCCGTTTCTGGCCAGGAAACCTTTTTAGATGCAACCGATTTGGCATACATGCAGATCAGCACCGGAACGTTGGACTATAACACAGCCATCAAAGAGGCCGTCAAAGAGGCGGCCAGTAAAGGACTGGAGGTGATCTACTTCGAGAGCGGCCATCGGGATAAGATTGACGTGGCCACTCGGCGGGCGGTCCTGACCGGTGTAGGTCAGACGGTTGGTGAGATGACCGAGGCCCGTGCGGATGAAATGGGGGCCGACCTGGTTGAAACCAGTGCACACATTGGGGCCCGGGATAAGGGGGACGTGCCGGAGAACCATGAGATGTGGCAGGGGCGGGTATTTACCAGGGGCATTGATCCAGAGAATACTCAGTATCCTAACTTCTATGAGGTGACGGGGTACGGAACGATTACCGGACTTTACGGGATAAATTGCCGTCATTCGCATTTCCCATTCTTCAAAGGCATATCAGAGCAGTTTTACGATCCATCTGACCTTGAGGACCTTGCCAGCCGGACGGTCACTTATAACGGCAAAGAAATGAGCTTTTACGAGGGAACTCAGGTTCAAAGGCGAATTGAGAGGGAGATCAGGAAGGCTAAGCGGGAAGCGGCTGCCGTTGATGCGGCCGGGTTGGATAATAGTGAGGAATTGGCCAGGGTAAGGGCGCTTCAGGCTCAAATGCGGGATTTTATCAACCAGACCGGCTTGCAGCGGCAGTATCCCAGGGAGCAGGTGTATGAATAGTTTTATGAATAGTTTTTTGATTGTAATTATGACAAATTTTATGCTATAATTATTTATGTAAAGCGCCACCAAAAAAAGGCGCAACCGTAAGTCGTAGGACTGGAATACCAGCCACGTCTTTTCAAGAGAAATCTTGAGAGGCGTGGCTTTTTTGTTTTTCTAACTCGTCTGGTCAAAACGATATTTGACCAACACATCGCTGTACGAACAGTCGATAACAAAACGTAGTGTAGAAGAAAGGATTTGAACAAATGAAACGTGAAGACTTGAAAGCACTGGAATTGTCTGATGAAGCCATTGACGCCGTGATGAAATTGCACGGCCAGGACATCGAAGCCCATAAAACCCAGCTGACGGAAGCTGAAAAGCAGGCGGAAGCCTTGCAGGGACAGCTCGAGGAAGCTAATAAGGCGATCGAGGGATTCAAAGACCTGGACGTGGACGGCATCAAAGCGGCTGCCGATGAGTGGAAAACCAAGGCCGAGAAGGCCCAGGAAGAAGCTCAGGCGGAGATCCAAAAGCTGAAGTTTGATCATGCGCTTGAAGGCGCTCTTTCGGGAGCCAGGGCGAAAAATCCGAAGGCCGTCAAAGCCTTACTGGATATGGAAGCCTTGAAATTCAATGAAGGCAAGATCATTGGTTTGGATGACCAGCTGAAGACAATCCAGGAAGAAGCCGATTATTTGTTTGAATCTGATGAACCCAAACCCAAGATCGTGACCAAGGGTGAGGGGAAAAGTGTACTCTCGGATTCGATGGTGATTGCGGCACGAAAGGCGGCAAATTTACCAGTCGAAGACTAATCTAAAAAATAAGTCTAAAAAATAAGTCTAAAAAATAAGGAGCTTTAAATGGCAAACTCAATTGCTTTAGCAGAAAAATTTCTTCCGATCCTGGACGAAATCTATAAGTCTGCATCGGTGACCGCGTTCCTGGATTCTCAAATTCGGCAGCTTGATCACTCTGCAGCGAACGAAATTCAAATTTTCAAGACCTCCATGGTCGGCATGGGGACCTATGACAAGGCCACTGGCTACCCGGCTGGTGATGTGACCGGTGCATGGGAAACCATTCAGCTGACCAAATCTCGAGGCCGTGCGTTTTCGATTGACCGGATCGACAACGAGGAAACCCTTGGCATGGCCTTTGGCACGCTGGCCGGCGAATATATTCGAACCCAGGTGGTGCCGGAAATTGACGCCATCCGCTTTGCTGAATGGGCCGGTACTGGCAGCATTCAAACCACATCGGGCGCTACGCTTGACACAGCGGCTAAAGTTTTGGCTGCCGTTGATGTGGCTGCTCAGAAGCTGGATGATGAAGATGTTCCTCTTGAGGGACGTGTTTTGTTCATGTCCTCTTCGTTGTGGAGGTTGCTGAATGCCTCAGTGGATCGCTCCCTGGCCAATGAGGGTCAATATGACCGCCGGTTGGCACGCCTGGATGAAATGCAGGTTGTCCGGGTACCAGCAGGGCGGTTCTACACCCAGGTGACACTTGATGCAGGCGCCAGCTCTGATGCGGGTGGTTATGCAAAGACCAGCTCGAGCGGCAAGGACATCAACTTTATGTTGGTGCAGCCCTCAGCGGTTTGGCAGGCTGTGAAGCTGAACAACCTGAAGGTTTTCTCGCCTGACGAGAACCAGACAGCTGATGCCTGGCTCTTCCAGCACCGCGCTTACCATGATGCGGGCGTGTACGACAACAAGGTCAAGGGCATCTACCTCCATAAAGTAGCCTAACCCTAACAGGGATAGCTAAAGCCTGAAGGAGGCTAATTATGACTGACCTGAAAACTGTTCAAATTCAAGGCTGGCTGAAAGATATCGTTGATAACTTCACCAGTTTAAATCCTCTGGTTTCCGGCGATGTTGGGCTGGGCGCTCTTAGAGTGGCCCGGTTCGAGTTCGATGTGGATGAAGAGGACACTGACGGCGATCTCAACAACGAAATCGGTGCTCATGGGGTGGGGATTACTCTGCCTGCTCATGCGATTGTTACGGGCGGTTTTTACGATGTGAACACCCCCTTTACCTCAGACAGCACGGATGCCGGTACGCTGGCGATCCATGTTGAGGGGGCCAATGACATCCTGTCTGCGGTGGCGATTGATAGCAACGATCCGGCCACAAAGGGCCGCAAGGCGATCATCCCCAAAGCCAACACCCCTGAAAGCACAAGCGTCAAGACCACAGAAGCCCGTGAGATCACGGTTACGGTTGCGGTTGA